ACCAGTTAAAGTATTCTTTTGGGCCTCTGCCATAGCTTCAGTGAAACCTTGGGCCATTTCTAATCTTTTAGATAAATAGGCTACTGCTTCTGCATTTTGAACCAAGACTGCAGCTGAACCAGCAGTTCTACTTCTGAACATTTGAGAAGCTTCAGTTACACCAAATTGAGCAGCTCTTAATTGTAATAATATTTCAGTAAGAGAATGAATGTTTGGGTCTAAGTCTTGAGCATCTAATCCCATCTCTTCAAAAGCTTCTGCAGCCTCATCAGTAGGTTTAAGAAGTTTAGACATTATCATTGCTAGTCTTTGACCAGCTTGACCACCTTCTTCACCTCTATCAACTAAGGTTGACATTGCTGCAACTGTATCCGCTATACTTAGACCTAACTCACCAGCAAGCGGAGCTGCGAACTTCATACCCTCTTTCAATCTTTCCATAGTTTCTAATGAGTAAGCTGAAGCAGCTGATAAAACATCTGTAATATATGCTAAATCTGAAATCTCCATTCTAAATGCTTTCATTACTGTAATAAGAGACTCTGTGGCTGAAGTTAAATCACTTTGAGTAGCTTGAGCATATTGGAAGATTGGGATTAAATCCTGTTCTTCCATTTGTACTACATCATACCCAGCACTAGCTAAAGTGTACATAGTTTCAGCAATCTGTTGAGAAGAGAATAAAACTTTACCTGATAATGCTTTAGCTAAATCCATGACGTGTTCTTTAACATCTGTAAATGAAGAACCTAACATACCCATAACTGCAGCGGTATTAGCTGCTGATTTCTCAAGACCGAGGAATGAATCAATGGCACTCTGAATACCTTGTCTCATTGCCATAACCATCTGAACACCAACTGAGAACTGGATATAGTGAGTGATACCACCTATAAATTGACCAAACTTACTAACATCTTTTCTAGCTTTACCAAAAGCTGGACCTGTAGCTTCTGGTACACCTTTAAAAGAGGAAGATAATTGGCCAACACTATATGTAGCTTGGTCTAAACCTTGTGTATCTAATTTGAGAGGTATTCTATCCATCGATGATAACCCTTTGAATTGAGCTATTGCTGCACCAGTTTTATTCATAGCTGTAGTTACTCTCTTCTGGAAGGCATCATATGCTTCTCCATCCTTTCTAAGAACCGTAACTGTCTTAACATCCATATCTGTAAGAGTGCCTGCAATCCCAGCGATATTAGTTCTAATTATGTCCGGTGCTGAAGCTTTCTCCATCACTTGATAAGAAGAAGAAAATCCTTTAGCAGTTTCTAAACTCTGGAATACTAATTGTTTCCCAGCAAGATTAACTCCCTCAAATGCAGCAGTAACTTGCTGTTGCCACTTTAATACTTCATCTGTTGACCCTGTAAACGCTCCAGTTGGAGGCTCACTCATCTTAAAATCTACTTTAGCTGGAATGTTTTCTTGTAATAAAGGTACTTTTGGAGTTTGAAGAGTGGATTCTATTTTAGATAAAGCTGCTTGAGCACCAGGAGCTTCCTGAGTTATTACCTTAAACATAACTTGGAATCCATCTCCTACCTTTTGTACTTGAGTAGATAATCCTCTTAAACCTGGGCCTAGTTCTCCTTCAAAGGCTTGCTCTATAAGATTAATAAACTTCGGAATTTGTTCAAAGTTCTTTAATATTTTAGAAGAACCTGCATATAACGTCTCAAACCCTGCTGGTGGTGTACTTGGATATGGTGTCATTTTGTCTGGATATCCTGGAACTGTTGCAGCACCAGTTGGACCTTTTGGTATTCCTACTGGAACTGGACTTATATTCATATTCTTGATGTAATCACTGAATTTAGTAATATCTAACTTGGCTTGAGTTGTGTCAACTTGTATTTTTGTAGGACTAAATTTATATCCCTTCATGTATTTATTAAGTTGAGTAACTTCTGATTGAGCTTTAGTGGTATCTACTTGTAATGTTTTTGGGTCAAGTTTAAACTTCGCTATAAATGAATTTATCTCTTCTATACTAAGTTTAGCTTTAGATGTGTCAACAATTGGAGTAATTGTAGGTTCCATCTTAAATGTACCTTTATCAAATTGACCAACTAGTTTCATCTTCTCTGGTGGAAGTGGTTCCATTACATCATATCGTTTAAACTCTTCCTTAGAAGTATCACTCATGACTTTAGCTAGTGTTTTTGCTCTATTAATCACTACATCTATAGGAGTACCAGCTTCTAACTGTTTGACAAAGTCTTCTCTATTTATCATTGTAGAGAATACTCCACCTTCTTTAGAATACTTCTTACCCATCTCTAAATCTGGAGTTAAATAAGCTTTTGGCACAGTACTATGCAATTCTGATAGTTTTAATCCTTCTTTTCTGATACTCTCTATATTCTTTAATTCAGTACCATGAAATAACTGGAATCCTTTCTCTGGTATCAATGAATTTATCTGAGAGATTGCAGCTTTCATCTCCTTTGTAACTGCTCCAGTACCAGATACTTTTAAAGGTATTGTTATACCCTTATCTGTTGATGCTAATTCTTTCTGAACCTCTAATATTTGGGATTTAAATTGCGAGAGGTCTAAAGTTGGGGCAATTTGACCTATCTTAAGAGAAGATAATGATTTTAAGGACTTAGCGAACTCTTTTAGGGAGGTATTGAGGGTTTTAAAAGTCTCCACATCTGGTATTTGGATATTAGCAATAGAAGGGAACTTAATCTTCTGCATATCCTTTGCTAATTGTTCGACTTGACCGTAAGCTTCTTGAAGACTATCTCCAAATTTAGTCAAGTCAGCTGTGAGCGAAACGCTCAATGTCCCTAAATTAACACTTTCTCCTACCATATCATCACTCTACAATCGATTTAAAGGCACTTTCCAGGGCCGTGGACGCATTCTAATGCTATCTGACGTAGTTTACCCCTCTAGACCACAGTATCTAACGTAAATGACTCCTTTTCGTGTCTTGGCATATATGTAAATATGCTGTCATAATAAAAACTACCGTACCAATCTATTGTATAAATCCCTAATGGATTATTAGTAGAAGTGGATATATAGTAGTGATAAACACCATCAGAATCTTTAGCACCTGTGGCACTAATATATAACAATCCATCGGGTTGGTATACCTTAATATTAGCTAGATTACCAGAAGGGTCAACATTAACACTACCAGATTGAAAAGTAACTGTTGATTTAAAAGTACTTTCTCGTTCATAACTAGTTAAAGTCATATTTAATCCTTCTAATTCTTAGATAGAGTAATAGTTGCATTACTCACATTACAATTAACATCTATTTTATTACCACTATTTGATATTATATTAATATTTTTAGTATTTATTAAATCTGAAGAAAATTTAGATGATAAATTACTTGTGTTCATCTTTGTTAATGAGGGCAAAGTAGGATATTGGGTGTTGACTATATAAACATCTGTAGGCATTGTTGGTTTAACTGGTGGTGCTGGTTCTACTAGAGTATCCCAGTAGAAGTTATCCCATTGGGCTGTATCAAAATATGCTGGAGTGAATGGCATCTAATCACTGTCCATAATTACCAGCGACCCATATCCATTGGTTTATTCCACTAGGGTAATAGTAAGAAGCAGAGTTCTCAATAGTCCCCCACACCCAATTTATAGGAGTAGATGAGGTTGCTTTCATACCAACAGATACTCCAAATTCACCAAATCCTCTGTTAAAAGTCGTAGTTAAAAGCAACGGAGTGAGAAATTTTGTATATGTTGCAGATGGAATAGAAAGTTGGATATTAAAGGAACCTGGATTTCTTAATATGATATCAAAATTCATTATGTTGCCAATCCTGTTGGGCTAATCCCAACGAGTGTAGAACTTTGTCTTGCTTCTGTAAAGATAGGTTCTGTATTATCCCACCAAGTAATATTATAAGACCCTCCAGCACTTGTGGTACCACTAGTTTTCATTTCAATATCTAATGGTTTCCATAAATTAACTGTTATTCCAGACCCATCACCAGAGTAACCTGATACACTACCAGCTACAGAGTAAGAAATGTTATGAATAGTGAATAGTATACCAAGTTGATGATATCCAGTAACATTATTACCATTCTGAATGTACCATCTTCTTGGGGATTTAATGTCTAATCTATCTGGGTCAGCATCTTTTGGCCATCTCTTAAATTCTTTTCTAATTTGCGAATTATATGTCCGTAATCCAGTCTCTGGGTCTGTATGAATTGCATCTATATATGAAGGAACCCATTGTACTCCACCTTCGCTACCAGATTTTTCAAATAATAAATTAATAGAGTATAGAGTTGCAGTTGATTCAGTTAAACATGAGTATTGATTTCCAATGGCATTCATAAAATAATCTGATTCAGTAAAATCTAAAGAAAAGGATTGAGTAGAGATTCTACTTCTTGCTGGGTTTATTAAAGAACCTGTTATATTCCAACGAATAGTCCTATTAGCTGCACCATAACCTTGTGTTGGCTTCCCTGCTGTATAGTTAATAATCCAATATCCACTTAACCCCCAACCTAAATCTGACACATCTGTTCTATAAACATTATATTCTAATTCATTACGACCACGATGTAAAGTCATATTACATCCACTCATAACCATAGCGGCATTACTTCCGCATAAAACTGCAGCAAGGTCTGTGTATGTAATCCATGAGTGAGTTCCTCTATTATTATCAAGATAATTACCACTGATCCTCATATATAAATTAGCTATATTGGACACTTGGTCCCAGAATGGATAGAATGCTACTTCTTTTGTAGTTATAGGGTCTGGTTCTTGGATCCAAAATTCTCTAGAGGCACTCTGATAATCCCCGATTGTAGGCCCTCCCATTGGAGAAGATACTTCCATTGGTAGTATAAGTGATATATAAGTGTTATTATTAGAGGTAGAATCAAATTCATAAGTAACTGTTAACCATGATTGTAAATGATTCATTCTAGCAGCTTGAGAATATATAAAATAATTATGTGTAGTACTGGTATCAAATGAAGATGAACTCCATTTAAATATATTTCTAAAAAAGTAATCGGATGCTTGACCAGCTTCAAAACAATTGGAACTCATCTCAGGCATTACTGCAACAGAATCTAATTGAGTTACAATATATTGGTCTGTTGTATTATTGGTATTATTATAATTACCCTGGATGACTTGATACATATCTCTATAAGATTTGCTAGCTTCTGGTAACTCGGTATCAAGAGCAGGTATGGTATCTATGCTGCCACGTTTAGATGTATCTAATGCACCACATGGACATTGAATAGGAATGTAAACTGTTTTTATTTGAGTTGGTTGGGTGTCATCATATTCGTATGTTATATAAATAATTATATTCACATCACCTAAGAATGGAGTTGCTGAAGCATTATTTACTAATACACTAACATCTATAGTTGCTGAAGTACCAGAAGTCCAGTTAGCTTTAAACAATTCAGTAAGATCAAACCCAAAAAAGAGGCAAGTATTTTCACCAGATAAAGTATGTGTATTGCTATCAATATAAGTAATTGCACCTGCTCCATTTAAATTAATATCTAATTGTCTTGTGGTGTAATTTCCTATAACATGTCCAGCTACTTCATGAACACATGCACTTATCATTACATTTTTAAAAGTAACTGTACCAGAAAATTCTGGTATATATAAATCTTTTTGTTGTAATACAGTAAGAGTATTATTAGCTAATGATTTTAGTACCTGTAATGAATACTCTATAGTTTTAATTCTCGTCGCCATATTAAACTCCAGTCAAGTACGTTAATTGCATCCATTTATACGTAGAGCCACCAAATATACTTATCCATACCCACGTTCCATTGTCATTACCTGAAGTTCTGATAATTTGTCCTGGTCTTGTGGAGGCATCACCAGCATCAGTGAGAGATTGGTATAGTGGTGAGGTCCATTGACCAGAGATGGATTGGGAAGATACAGACTTACCATATATAGAACCAGATACTGTTAATGTATAGGGATGATAATCAAATGTATATGGTCCTATAGACACTGTTCCATTCGTTACTTGCATATTAGGAGTGCTATTAATATCAGTACCCAAAAACCTAACTTGGTTAGAGTAAAACCTTATTGCAATATCATCTTCTGGGGTCTTAAAATAACCCATTTGTAATTCTGGGTTATCATTGCTTATTGTACCTATTTTGGTGAGTTGATCATCTACACCACCAGAGAATTTCATCCCCAAGTAAGATACGGAACCCCAAGGAGAATAATGTAGCTCTTCAGATAGTAATATACCACCACTAATTGCTTGGGACGATAAAGAATTAGATTTTATTGACCCACCTACCACAAGGGTGTAATCTCCTATATTACTAGTATTTATTCCAATACTTGGTAAGTTCCCACCCATATATAACATATATTGAGATACTGAGTTAGACCAGACAACATCCATATTCGCCATATCTGCGTTTACATAATATTGATATACTCCTTCTCCAGCATAACTTGTTGAGAAGAATTGGGTATTATCAGCATAATAATAATTACTTCCAACTCTTTGGGAAGACATATATTCCCACGTACCAGAACTAGATTTAGTGTTTAAAATAATATTAGATGAAATTACATCTATATAATGTTTATTGGAGGCTGAAGAGAAATAAGTTGGATCAGCTAAACCAGAAATTTCTGTAGCATTAAATATGGAAGTAGTCATTTAAATCCTTATACTGAAGCCCACCATTGAATATCTCTACTACCAGGTGCAGTAATATATGCATAGATATTTGAGGTATCTACTTTAGATGCGACACCAAAGGATATATCTCCACTTGGATGAACCCAATGTGATTTAGGTATAGAAGATAAATTATGTGTTATTGTAGCTGAACCATCAGATGTAGTTGCCCATCCATAATTTACAGCTAAGTATTGTGAAGATATCTTTGCTTGATAAGTATGGTCTTTAGATGATTGTGCTGATGCATAAGCTTTTGAGTATTCATTTCCAGATGTTACATACTCAGATAACTTTTGTGATGATTCAGTATACCAACTAAATGCAGATTCTCCATCACGGGCATTACCTGATATAGTGGTGTACCCTAAAACACTAACACTTTGAGCTGATAACCCACTAACTTTAACAATGGATGTAAAGGGAGTAATACCTGTAGATGCAGATAACTCTTGGAAAGCTTCAGACAACACCCCACCAGCTGCAGCTTCTGAAATTTTACTATTTAAATTACCTGAAATATTATCCACATATGTTTTGTTTGATGCACCTGAACCATATGTAGGTTCCTTTACACCAGATATTTCATATGCAATAAATGGTATTGTTGCCATATAATTCTATTCTCCTTATTAACATTTCGTATAGTATGCACTATATTGATGCATACCAATAAACATCTCTATTTCCAATTGCAGTTAAATAGACATATATTTTGGTTGCATCAACATTTGTTGTTATACCAAAATTTATAGTACCACTAGGTTTCACATTCCAATAATTAGGTATAGAAGGTAAACCATGTTCTATTTCTCCATAAGAGTCAACAATAGTAGTTATATTATTCCTATGATTAATATGAATATTTGTATTACCACTATGTCCAACATATTCTAAATATCTATCATTAGATAGAGTAGATGGACTAAACAAATTAATAGAATTAGAAGAGAATTTATAAGAGTTAGAAGAAATTTCTTCAGCAAAATCTACAAAATCATTCCAATCTTGAGATTTAGCTAAATCACCTGGTAATTTAACATCATTAAATACCATTTTACCTCTTATAAAATATTAAAACTAACATTATTATTATGAAAAAAATAAAAGAGAGAAGAATTTATCTTCTACTCCTACTACGATGTTGGGCATTTTTAGCCTCTTGTTCCATTTTCTTATTGTGTTCAGTTTCTCGTTCCCATCTATGAATCATACTAAGCTCCAGATAATATACTCCAGCTGGGTCATCTACACGCTTTCTACCCAATTCTTTAGGAGTACATCTTAAGAACTTACACAATTCATATTCGACAAAACCTAGATTGCTCTCAACGAAAGGATTTTAGTTCAGCTTCTCCAACTTGACCTATTGAAGGTTTATTTGAGGAGTTGATTATCTCAGCAATGAAGTTCTGGAGAGTACCAAATTAGGTATAATTCTGCCAGAAATCAGCATCTAGAGATTTATCTGTACATAGATTTGCAGCAATCTTGTTAAGTCCAGATGATATCTTAATCAATTGCTCAAGAGATTCTGGGTCTCCCTTTCCTTCATATTTAGCTGCTTGGATACTAAGATTAAGTATCTCAAGGAATTCCTTTTGAGTTGGTCTTCTTGCGATGACAGTCCTTCGAGTCTCTGGTGAGGAGAAGAAGGTGATATACACCTTATCTTCTTTGAAATCCCTCTCCAGTTTCTCTCTGGTGGCAAGATTCTGAACAAAATCCTCAGTATTAACCGCACTCTTCTTTGCTATTTTCTTATCCAAATTAGCAAACTTGTCATCCATTGGGTTAATTACTGTTACATCTTTCTTTGTATCTTCTTGATTAACCATTTATTCCTCCATTAACTAAGCTTTGGGACCACTATCTGATACCCAAGTACCCATTCCATTAACATCTTCAAATGGATAAATTCTTACATTAGCTGGGTCTAACACAATAAAGTCAAATGACCCTTCTGTAATAGTATCTGCATCTCCGAGTGACAGGTCAAAGTTAGTAACCATAGCTGAAATGAAGAAGAACTTCAGACTGTCATCACCGACTGAACCTGAGACATGAATCATGTTTCCACTAATACAGTGCCCAACAATATAACCAGCAAGTGTATTATCAAGCTTACAGGCCGTTAAAGACCCTTCAACTGATAATGAACCAGCTGCACTATAGTTTCCGATTTCTCCGACCAGCTCTTGTTCTACAGTTCCTCTACTAAATGTGATAGAGAAATCTGACATACCAATAGCTGTTTGGGTTAAAGAGGTGTAATCAGCACCACCACCATAGTTACCCCAGCATTGAATTCTAGCGTTATTTCCACGATATATAGGCATTTTTCTTCACTCTCCTTATGCATTAGTAAGATTGGCGATACGACCGGTAGCTGCAGTCCAATACACGTTATAAGGGTCCATGACAATAAAGTCAACGGAAGCCTCAGAAATTGTATCGGCATCACCGATAGCCACATCATAACCAGTTATCATACATGAAGCAAAACACCATGACAAACTTGCACCAGTTGAGCCAGAGATAGTAATATTAGTTGCATTAATAATACTGTTAATATCTTCTCTGTTAGCTGAAGCCGCAAACTTGCAGTTGGAATATGAACCATCAATCGATAAAGAACCTGGCGCATGATAATTACCAGTTTCTCCCACTAATTCTTGTTCAACAGTGCCTCTTGCTAAGGTAAGACTAAAATCAGAAATCCCATATAAAGAGTGTGATTTCCAAGTATTAGTCACTGCACCTGAGCAGATAGCAATAGTTGAGGACCTTCCAGTTACTGTTCCCACAACATCACCTTTTCCTAATAATCTATAACATCAAACATTACATTAATCTTGAACAATTTCACTACAGAGCCAAGACTGAATTGTGCGATAGCAATCATATGATTCATCGAAGCCTGAAGGATTACTCATAAGTCTATAACCATGACCAGTCTGACCACTTACCATTATCGCCTTAACAACATAATCATCAAGGATTTCTAATTCCTGAATTGAGTCATGAAATATATCTACTTGCATTAAAGTATCAACAGCCCTATCTCTACTACCAGCAGTAGCTTGCTGATATCCAAGTCTCCCATATGAGGAACTACCAGCCCTAAACAGAGATATGCAGGGGAAGTTAGAAATTACTCTTTGATAACCTACTTTTACATTATGGGCACCCACTGTGGATGACACATTGAAATCATTAATTAATAAAGTCCTCATTGAGGAGTAAATTGCATACATTAGAATGCACTTCCTATTCCAATTTTAATCCTATTCATTATGAAGGTACCAATATTATTAGCCAATAGGGATTGTTGTCCTATTACTGCATTACCAAGATATCTTTTAGGTTCTTGTCCTTCGACATATCTAGCAAATATTTCATTAGAGGTACCAGCTTTATTCTGTATATCTGGGGACACTTCACCTTTAGGAGGTCCCATGTATATAAATTTCAAGAACTTACCATTCTTAGGGAATATGTAATTATTCTTATTGTAAAAGTTCTGACCAAAGTAACCTGTTGCTGCATGTGCTCCAGTTCCTACTTCATGGAATCCAGCATGTGGAGAGATATTATATAATGTTCCCATTATAGGATAGTCACCATTTGCTTGAGCTGATTTCATCTTCCACCCAGCTTCAATAGATAACTCTAATCTAGCAACAGAGACACCTTTTAATGGATATAAATTAAATGTGGCTTGTTCCTTGATGCCTTCTAATTCAGTGTTAATTGCTTCTGCTGCACCCATAACAGCATACATCTTAATATACTTCATCTTAGTGCCGAATTCCTTGAGACTCTCTGCATTTAACTCTGCTTGTATCATAACTCACTCACCAGGGCTGTTTTATGATGATTAGATGAATCTGAGTGTAAATCTACAATCTGATAATACTCATTACCATACTTTATCTTATAACCTAATTCTATTGTAGTAGTAGGTTTGAAGTAGATTCTACTCATACCTCTATCAAATCTACCTGGAGATTGCTCTTGCTCTGTATCAGAGACAGGAACTACTCTACATACTGTTCCAGTATTAGAATATGTCCAAGTATATTTCCACTCCCCTAGTGAATTCTGTGAACTTGCAGGGGGAGCTAGATAGCAAGTATGGACTAACAAACCTTCAAATGACATTATCTTTTCCTCTCATGAGTTTCACTATGACATCTTTCGCATAAAGTAATTAAATTATTAGGATGCGAACTACCACCCATCCCAATAGCTCTTCTGTGGTGGCACTGTGGATGTAAAGTTTTTCTTCCACATCTCTGACAGACATAGTTATCTCTCTTAAAGATATAAAATCTAAGCTTATTCCAATTTACAGGATATCTTTCATCAGGTCTTTCATACATAATTATTCATTAGTTAATCTTAATTCGAAATCTGTTGGTGATTTAATTTCCTTTAACATTTGTATAGCAATACTTTGCCATGATTCTACTATAGCATTTGGATTAGAACCCACTGGTGCCATCACATAACTATAATCTGCAAAGGTTTCACTAGCCAATGTACCATATTTAGTAGCTAGATTTGTATTTGATAGCAAATTGCTAACAACTAGTAAGATGACAGGCACTCTAGCACTAGCACTTATAGAGCCCCCTCTGAAGTATTTATATTTAACATATGCTTCAACGGCTTCAATTTTAAGGAGGATTTCTGCAGTAGAGACATCAGAGTTCTCTATTGGTGGAGTTACCCAATTTCGTATATCACTTTCATTTATTACTTGGGGAGTGTAATCAGTCACTGGTCTCACCTATTGTCGGGTCTACTTCCCTAATATCTATGTTTTTCTTTTTTCTAATAGTAGGGTCCATAGGATACGGATTCTGTTTCACAGTATATGAATCTTCATTAGTCATCCCTTGTCCTTGCAATGGAGTTATTTCTAATTCAGCCAACTTAGCATCATCATATCTTGTTCTATCTTTAAGAGCTCTCTGTCTATATTTAAGATGCTTCTTGGTAAGAAATGCTTGTTTTCCTCTTCCGTCTAACATATCAACCTCAATTAAAGAATAAAAGATGGAGTTTAATCCATCTAAGCTGTAAATACTATATTACCAGATGCTGGACTGGTTAAGAACCAGTAATCATCTGCACCTAAGAAAGTAACCCCAATACCTGGCAATTGTAATTTAGCCGAGGTATATTTAGTGGTGTTAAATCTTATTGGCCACGATGAAGACGAGGATATTAAACAGTATCCAATATCACCTGTTGCTTGAGCTGATGCACAGTATATAATTGTGATTTGTTCCCCAGCTCTTGGTTCTGGTAATTTAACTTCCACAGAGCCAGATTTACCATTAATATAGTAAATACCCTGGGTATTGAGTTCTACTTGACTAACTGGATATGATGTATATGCAGTCCAAGTACTTCCCCCTGTTGCACCAGAGACGTATTCATAGTGTTGAGATAGGGTGTCTCCAGCAACAGTTAAATCCCCAGTGACTGTCATGTCTCCAGTTAGAGTTAAATCATCCTTGACTTCCAAGTCCTGAACTCTAAGGGTACCTGTTTGTTTCGTTATTGACATTCTTTCACCTTTCTTAATTTTTATAACGTTTTGACATTAAAGAATGAGAGAAGTAGTGTTACCTACTTCGCAAGGATAAAGTTCTGGGCTGTGTTTCTAATGACTTCAGTTCCGTATCTCATTGTACATGCAATTCCCATGATATCATGGATTGGGTCATCATACTCTTCTACAGTGAGGTCACGTCTCATTGCAAGGTACGCAGTTGCTTTCGCATCCATTACCAGTGCATTCCAGTGAGTAGATGAATCAGTGCCATCCCAGTAGTATGAGGTGGAACCAGTTGTGACTGACATAGTATGAGGAGTAAGTCCAAGAATCTTGGGTATTTTACCAGTCGTCAGGGTTGAGTTGTTTCCAGCATATGATGCATACACTAAGTTGCTATCCTGTAACAGATAACCTTCAGCAGATGGATGAAGGATAAGTGTATCTGGGATATAGTTATATGCTTCAATTGCAGCTCTGGAGGTTGCTAAATCAGAAACCTCAAGATGTGAGTTAGCTGGGTCAGTTTCAGTGACACCTTGGTCACTACATAACTCAACTAGGATATCTCTGTTAAGTTTGTTTTCCATTCTTGCACCTGCTTTCGCAAGCTCAAGCTGAACAATATCAAAGAGCGAATCTTCAATCAATTCATTAGTAACCAGAGGTCTGGTACCAATTTTCTTAATTGTGATATCAGTCTTTGTATATACTTGGGTGTCAATGGGCACTTTGGAACCTTCTGCAACATCTTCTGCATAGGAACCAGTTTCTCCTTTCACGACACGAACTGAGTACGAATCTGTTTTGATAATTGGGATAATATCTCTAAGACATTTAAAGGGTTCTGCACCCTCTGAGATAGTCTTATAGACTTCTTCCTGCAACAGATTGGCACTTTGGATAGCATTAGATTGAATTAATGCCTTAAATGAATCATAGGTGGGTTCACCGATGAGCATTTTTGTTGATTCTTTTTCTAGAATTTTGCTTCTATCTGAAGGGGAAGCAAACGCTATTTCAAACATTTTAGTAAATTTGGTCATATTAACATCTACCATATTATTTTATAAACAAAAGGAGATAAACTCCCACAGATTAATTATAGACTCCCTTGCTTTTCGCAGAGTAGGACTCTCTTAAAGTTATATGAGCCAGTTGATTCATCGAGCAAGACCGCTGAGGAAGGCCAAAAGACTTCTTTTGCTAAAGTACCTTCATTGCATAATCCTAACCATGTACCAGCTGTAGCAGTTGATGAGATACATGCATACACTATGTTACCGAGACCCCACACAGCTATTGAACTGTTATGATACGCACTATAATCTGCAATACCAAATAACTTCTGTGAAGAGAGCGGTGGAACATAGACATATCCATCCATATAAGGAGCTAAAGCTACACCTTGTCCTTGAGTAATATTTCCAGATGCCTTCATATTGTAGGCTTTTACACCTAATTGCACTGGAATTGTTTCAGTTGAAGGGGCTGTATATGTCATCTAATTCACCTCCGAACTGGATTAAACCAATAACACTTTGACTAGGTAGTTTGTAGTACCAGCTGCACCTGTATTTAATGCATAACCAGCTACTTTAGTTGCATTTCCTTTTGCTGCATCAAGAATTCCATATAAGTCACCATACATAGGTGCACCAGCAATCACATCAGCACCAGCATCACAACAAGCCCAGCAAATATTACCAGGACCTGCCACTGGAATCTGAACTCCATCTGTGGAGTCACCAGTTGCTAGACCAATTGCATCACTGTGACCAGCATCTGCATCACAAACCATCACATATCCATCTTTTGACGGACATGGAGTAACCGCTTGTCCTTTATAAATAGTTCCACTAGCTGTGAAATTATAAGCGAATACACCATCTTGAATTATAATATCATTATAGCTTGCTAAATCAGTTTCATCCCATGCCATAATTAAAACCTCTTATATTGTTTTATTTAAATTTGTTTTACTTACATTAAATCTGGGTCTTTATAGTATACACCAGGAGTTATTGTGTCTTTAACTAATGTAACATCTTTAGGTTCATTGAGCTTCATGTCGCTTTTGACTGGTATAGTTAAGTCACCTGATTTTTGACGTACATCCTCAACAAACATAGAAGTTTGTATTGGTACATCTTTCTTTGGTTCAACTGTAGTTTTAGGTTCTACTTCAGTTTTGGAGAGAACTTCAACTCTTTTAATTAAACCAGCGATTTCCTCATCTTTGGATTTAACAATGACATCCATCTCTTCTAGCTTTTTATTCTTGGTTATAATTCCCATCAGACTCTCAAACGATTTCTTTAATTCATCAAAGTCTTTCTTAGAAGGATAAGGATATTCTGAGGGCTTCTCAGCCTCTGGGGAACACGGTTTAGCGTTTTCCACTGCTTTT